ACCGCTGGCTACCCGACGCCGGGAACCAACGACTACGTCCAGATACGCCAGTACGTCGAAGACATCCGCATCATGGACCTGTTGACCAGCTGGGGGACCGCCACTCCCAAGGGGCTGATCGTCCGCTTCTGGATGTGGTGCACCTATGCAGGCACCTACACGCTCAAGGTCGCCAACGGCAGCAGCGTTGCTGGCTCCACGCGCTCCTACGTCACCGCGATCTATTACCCGAACGCCGCCACTTGGCAGCAGTTCACCATCGCTGTTCCCGGCGACACTGGAGGGACATGGCCTGCTCCCACCTACTTGGCTGGGCTGATGATCGACATCGTGCCGCGCATCGGCACGACCTACCAGACCGCGCTGGTCAATAGCTGGATCGCCGGAGACTATTACGGCGTCACCGGCTCCAACAACTTCTGCGCGTTGGGAGCCTCGACCTTCCTGCTGTCACAGGTCGAAATGTATATCGACCCCTATAATAGCGGGGTCGCGCCACGCTACGTGATGAAGCCCGATGCCGACGAACTCCGAATGTGTCAGCGCTACTGGTATCGCTGCTACGGCACACGCGGCAACGTCAATCTTGCGACCCGGTCATGGGGAGGTAACACGCGCCATCCAATCGACATGCGCGAAGCGCCGACCTTGTCCATACGCGGAGCGCCACGCCTCTATGACGGGATAGCCACCGCCGCGATCACCTCCCTTACCAGTTGGTCTGGCTTCGACGGCGTCGAGGCTTACGTCGATTGTCCCGGTGGCCTGACCGTCGGCAGGATCGGCATCCAGTATATTGGCACGGCAGACGACTACATCGCTGTCAGCGCGAGGATGTGATGGCGTTCAATTTCCCGAACCCTCCACTCACCATCGGCCAGATTTTCACTGCGGCCACCGGTCTCCGCTACCAGTGGGACGGCACCAGCTGGAACCAGATGCCTTATCTCGGCACCGCCGATCCCTTCAACTACATCGTCAACCCGACCTTCTCAGTCTCTCAGGAGAACGGCAACACCGCCGGGACGGCGTTCGGTTACTACCCTGCCGACCAGTGGAGGTGGACCGGGGCCGGGGTTTACGCCTTCACGACCCAGCGCGTGCAGGTCGTGACACCGAACGGCAGCGCCAACCGTCTTCGTACCGTGGTGACGACTGCCGAGGCGACATCTGGTGCGGACGGTCGATATGCGACCTTTTATCAGGCTATCGAAGGCTCGCGTGTAGCTGGCTTTCGTTGGGGGACAGCCAACGCCCAGCAGGTAATCTTGCGCTTCGGGTGGAAGTCTCCGGCGGGAACGTGGTCGATCAAGCTCCAGAACTTTGCAGGCAACAGGGCTTACATAACGACGTTCACGGTAAGCGGTGGGCAAGCCAACACCGATACTGAGCAGATCATCGTCATCCCCGGCGACACGACTGGGACGTGGGCCATCGACAGCAATACCGGCGTGTGGGTCATGTTCTCGCCGTGGGCGCAGGGAGCGACCTACTCCACGAGCACTGTGGGCTGGTCTACTTTTACGAGCGCCTACGGCATTACGGGTTCCACGAATGGTATGGCGACCGTAGGCAACACTTTCGAGTTGTTTGACGTGGCTCTCTACGCAGACCCCGACCTTACAGGTCTCGCGCCCAAATGGCGCGGGCCGACCGAGCCAGAGAACATGATGGCGTGCCTGCGCTACTGGTATCCGGCGCGCAGCGCCATCGGCACCGTTGCCGCCGCCACGGCCTGCGGTCGTCTCGGCCGCATTCATCCGGTCTCCATGCGGATTTCCCCCACGGTCTCCGTCGGCACTGTCGGTGGCGCGGTCTGCTACAGCTGGACGCTGACCACGGCGTCCCCGATCACCTCCATCGCCAACTACTCCAACACCACCACTTTGGAGTTCGACACCGGCAACTCCAGTGGCGGTCTCTCTGGCAATGCCTGCTCCCTGCTTCCCGAATATCCCGGCTATCTCGCGGTCTCTGCAAGGATGTGACACATGCCATATGTCTCTGCCCGTTACGCCCCACCCATCGAAGGCGGTCCACCGACAACCGGCGCTCCGCAGATCATCGCCGTCGATGAGAACGGCACCGAATACTACTTCATGGAGGACAGTCAGGTCGGAGACTGGCTGCGCTACCTTGCTGATGGCGGCACCATCGATCCCGCCCCGGCCCCGCCGCCATGACAGAGCAACCGCCTACCGGAAAGCTGGATCGTCTCATCGGGGCGGTTAAGGGCCTGACCCTTAGCAATGCCGTCGTGATCATCTTACTGGTCGCCGTGGCAATACCAGCGTACTTTGTCTATCGGGCGCTCAATGACCAAGCGATCCTCGACCGGTTTGTCTCCAACTACCAAGAGGCTCCAGCGCTCGGCACCAACTGCACCATAAGGACGGGGCATGTCTGGGGTGGGCCACAGACTTGGTCAGTCTCCACGGGTTTTGCCTTTCAAGGCTCTGACCGCTGGACGGTCGCCGTGCTGCTCAATCGAGAGCCGAGCAAGGAAGAGGTCACCAGTTATTGCGCCACTTTGAACATTATCGTCGATGACATGCATGGAGAAGAAACTGGCCTACCGTGAAGATTATCCTGCTCCTGTTCGGGCTGATCCTGCCGGTCACAGCGGATGCGGCACAGCTTACGCGCGACCAGTGCAGGGTCTTGCGGTCACTCAACATTCATCGGGAGACCGGAGAGAGCTGTCCACCCCCACGCAGGAGGATGAACCCCGTGCCACGCGAAGGAACCCCGCATGAAGTCGAACAGCCAACGCCTCCCAAAAGTACGCCCCCAAGTCCACCTCCACCTACCTCCGGAAGCGGCGGCAGCAGTAACCCCGGACCTGATCAAGGTGGTGGAGGCCCTGATACAGGCGGCGGGACCGAGCCTCCGGGGCCGGGCGAAGGAGGCGGGGGAGGGACTGATCCGGGCGGTGGCGGAGGCGAAGGCCCCGGTAATGGTGGCGGAGAAGGTGGCGGCAATCCTGATGGAGGCGAGGGGAATGGCGGGTCTCCCGACGGTGGAGACGGAGGCGGTGGAGACGAAGGACGACCCAGTGGAGGAGACCAAGAAGGACGCTCTGGTGACACAGACCGTCGCAGGGAAGGAGACCATCAAGCATGATTAGCGCTCTCATCACCCTCATCATCTACCTGCTCGTGCTGGGCCTGCTCTACTGGCTCGTGATCTACGTCCTCGACACCATTCCGATCCCCGATCCCCCGAACCGGGTTATCAAGATCGCCCTTATGGTGCTGATGGTTTTGGTCATCGTCGTGCTCTTGCTGAACATGCTGGGCGTCGGCGGAGACCTCCGCATACCGAGACTGACTGGATGACCGACCCGCGCTATCTGAACCTGCTCCAGCGCCGCCGTGCGGCGCTGGCGGCGCGTGACGATTTGCTGTCGTTCACGCAGTTTATGATGCCCGATCCCGACCACCCTGACGACGTAAGCCTCTCCGCCTATCAGGTCGAGAGCTTCCATCGAGCCATCGCGGCGGCTCTGGAACAAGTGGAGCTAGGTCTCCTGCCGCGACTGATCATCAACGTGCCGCCCCGGCATGGCAAAAGCCAGCTGTCGAGCCGCATGTTCCCAGCTTGGTTTCAAGGACGGCACCCTGAAGAGAGCGTCATCCTCGCCACGTATAGCGATAAACTCAGCTGGGATTTCGGGCGCGAGGTGCGCGAGATCATGGAAGACCCGCTCTATGGGCAGGTCTTCCCCGGCATCCCCCTGAAGACGGCCTCTGTCGACCGCATCGAAAACGAGTATGGCGGCAAGGCTTTCTTCGTCGGCCGGGGCAGCGCGATCACCGGTCGCGGTGCCATCGGTCTCCTCATCGATGATCCGATCAAGGATCGCGTCGAGGCTGACAGCCTAGTGACCCGGAACAAGCTGTGGGCGTGGTACAATCAGGTGGCCAAAACCCGACTACTCTCGTCGGTCGGCTGGATCATCATTATCCAGACGCGGTGGCACGAGGACGATCTAGTTGGTCGCCTGACCGATCCCCGCAACCCGGATTACTCGGCCGTGGAGGGACCGAAATGGAAGATAATCGACCTGCCGGCTCTGTCGCGAGGTGTTGGAGACCCCCTCGGCAGACCGGCAGGTCAGGCGCTCTGGTCAAAGCGCTTCCCCGTAACCTATCTCGAAGAGATGCGTTCCGCCGATCCGCGCGGATTTCAGGCGCTTTATCAAGGCTCACCCACGCCTGAGAAGGGGAATTTCTTCCCGGCCGACAGCATTAAAACCTATAACAGGGGCGAGAGACCGCCCGATGACAAACTGCGTTTTTATTGTGCTTCGGATCACGCGGTCTCCACCACGCAGGATCGCGACAAGACCTGCCTGATCCCCATCGGCATCGATGAGGACAACAACATCTGGGTCATGGACGATGTTGTGTGGGCGCACATCCCGACCGATCAGGTGGTCGAGCGGATGATCAGCCTCATGGCCAAGTACAAGCCGCTGTTCTGGTGGGCGGAACGCGGGCATATCACGAAGTCGATTGGCCCCTTCCTGCGGCGGCGGATGCGGGAACGGGACGTGTACTGCGCGATAGCGGAGGTCACCCCGGTCCATGACAAGAAGACACGCGCGCAGTCGATCATGGCACGGATGGCGATGGGGATGGTCTACTTCCCGTCTTATGCGTCGTGGTGGATGGAGGCGCGGCAGGAGATGCTCCAGTTTCCTTTCGGCATCAGAGATGACTTCGTTGATGCTCTCGCTTGGATTGGCTCCGGCCTCGTCGTTTATGCGCCTCCACGTCCCTCGAAACCCAAGAAGCCCGCGCCCGCAGTGATGACGCTGGCGTGGGTCAAAAGCTCCTCCAATCAGGAGAAGCGCAGCCGCAACGCTGCGCAGAAACAGGGGTGGTGACATGCCCTATCTGCACTGGAAGCACCCGCCCAAAAAGGACTTCGTCTTTCCCAAGCCGAGGCGCAAAAAGGGCATGACCGTTATCATCGCGAAGCAGAAGATGCCGAAAAAGGCAACGGTCTCCGGCAACCCCAGCCTGATCTCGCAACGGTCCAAACAGACCCGTCCGATCACCTTGGCCACGGTCTCCATCCTGAAGGGCAAATAAGATGGCGCTCCCTCCCGACATGTCTTCCAACGATCCCTTTGGCATAGGCCCGCCTCCGGAACCGCACCCCCTGCTGGTGCCGCCGCAGACGCCGCCGGGCCAGAAGATGATGGACCGCGATCCGCCGGAGCCGCCGGAGCATCGCAAGGCTCTGGTCACGTCCATGCAGGACATGGTCAAGCAGGCCAAGACCTACTGGGACAAACCCTTCAGGCGCATGGAGACCGACCAGAAATTCGCCGCCGGTCTCCAATGGAACGAAGACCCCAAGGTCTCCATCTATGGAGACCTTGCCGAGGGAGACCTGTATGTCGCCAACATCACGCTGAACCACATCCAGAAAAGGGTCGCTGCGGTCTACGCCAAGAACCCGCAGGCCATTTGCCGGAGACGCGCCCGCATCCTTTCGACCGTCTGGGACGGCACGATGGAAAGCCTGACGCAGGCACAGGGGGTTCTTCAGCAGGCGCAGCAGGCTTCGATGATCGCTATGATGGCGATGGGTCAGCAATTGGGAATGGGTATCCCCAACGGCGGAGGCCCCAACGGCCCCCCGCAAAGCCTACCGCCGGGGATGCCGCCGCCGGGCGCAACGCCTCCCGGCCCTATGGCCGGAGCGCCCGGTGGCGCGCCCGCAGGAGCGCCCATGGACGAAGCCGGGTCTCCCGGCGCTCCCGGCTCCGGTGGCCCTCCCGGCGTGGCCCAGCCGCCACCTCCGGCACCGATGATGCCGCCCGCCGATGAAATCCAGAACGCACAGGCGGTGATCGCTGACGCCCAAGCCGTAAAACAACAGCTGATGATCCTCAACAAGATCGCGAGGACGCTCGAAATCCTCTACGAGTACGAGGTCTCCGAGCAGCAGCAGTCGTTCAAAAGCATGATGAAGATGACGGTGCGGCGAGCCGCAACGTCGGGGGTCGGGTGGGTACGCTTGGGCTTTCAAAGGCTCATGGGCCGCTCACCCGACCTCGACAGCCGCATGTCCGACATCCAAGCCCAGCTGGACTTGGCCGAGCGCATCTCCTCCGACATCGCGGACGACGTGGTCGACAAGGACAGCGCGGTCGCCGCCGAACTCCAGCTGACATTACAGTCGCTGGACAAGGAAGAGGACGCGGTGCTGCGCGAGGGTCTGATGTTCACTTGGCCCAAGTCGACGGCTATCATCCCCGATCCGCGCTGCATCCAGCTGCGCGAGTTCCTTGGCTGCGAGTGGGTGGCGGAGGAGTTCTGCCTGTCGGTCAACGAGATCAAGGAGACCTACAAAGTCGATGTCGGGAAGATGCACACGACCTACGACAAAGGCGACAGCCAAGGCGATTACGAGCGCGCTCGCGCTCAGTGGGCCTCCAGCCAAGACACGACCAACATCGACAGTGGTGACACCGATAACTGCCTCGTGTGGGAGATGTTCAACAAGCGCGACGGTTTGGTCTACGTGCTGTGCGACGGCTATCCTGACTTCCTGCGGGAGCCAGCAAAGCCCGATGTTTACACCGACCGGTTCTGGCCTTGGTTCCTCGTGGCCTTCAACGAGCTTCCCGGCACCATCTTTCCGGTCTCTGATGTCTCTCTCATCCGCCCGATGCAGCGCGAACTCAACCGTGCGCGGCAAGGCTTACGTGAGCATCGGATCGCCAACCGGCCGAAGACTGTCTATGCGGCGGGGTCTCTCGATGACGACGACCTCGACGCCTTCAGGAACCATCCGGTCAACGCTCTCATCGGAGTGAACGGTCTCCAGCCGGGGCAGGATGTCAACCAGCTGCTTCAGGCTCTCAAGGGCGCGCCGATTGACCCGAATTTGTACGAAGTCAATCCCGTCTTCCAAGACCTCCAGCGGACCATCGGAGACCAAGAAGCCGACCTTGGCGGCACCTCCGGCGACACCGCGACGGAGACCTCGATAGCTGCTTCGGCCAAACAGGGCGCGACCGCAGCCGCCGTTGACGACATAGATGAAACCCTCACCGCTATTGCGAGAGCCTCCGGGCAAATCTTGCTGCTCAATGTCTCCGAGGAGATCGTTAAATCCATTGTTGGTCCCGGCGCGATGTGGCCGGTGCTGACAAAAGCGGAGGTCGCCAGAGACCTGTTCCTTGAAATCCAAGCTGGGTCGTCGGGGAGACCTAACCAAGCGCAGGAGCTTCAGAACTTCGAGCGCTTGGCCCCCATCCTGATGCAGCTGCCGGGCGTCAAGCCGAGCTTCCTCGTCAAGCAGGCGATCCAGCGCATGGACGACAAGGTCGATGTGGACGAAGCCATCGCTGACGGTCTCCCGTCCGTGACCGCGATGAACTCGGGCAAGATACCCGGTCTCCCCGGACAGGGAGACCCCAACGCGCAGGGGCCTCAAGGGAGCCTGAACGCCCCCCAACCGCCGCAGCCGGGGTCGTCGGTGCCGACCCCACAACCACCACAGGTTGAACCGCCAAGCCCCAACCCAACCACACGTTTGCAATAAGCAGAAAATGAGCTTATCGGTGGTCAACTCCCACCGAGTTTTAAGAGATGGCGGAAGAGACCCCCGTTACTCCTGCTGCGGACAGCAGTTCTGCTGCTCCGTCGCAGGAGAGCGGGGCCGTTTCTTCGCCCCCATCTCCATCTGAAAGCTCGTCGGCTTCCTCCGACGACACGGGACAATCCAAAGGATCGCTCCTAGACGCAGTGCTCAAGGTGGTTCCGGCCTCGACCGAGCCAGACGTTTTAGCGAAACCGACCCCCACGGACACAGCGGTCTCTCCCGACACCGCATCGCCTACGGATCAGGCCCCATCCGAAACTGAGGATGCAGAGACTGCGGAAGACGACGACGCGCCACCTCCCCCGGAGACCGCGCCTGCCGCCCGCCGCAAGATCAACAAGCTGCTGAAGCAGCGGCGCGAGTTGCGTGGACAAGTTTCCGCAATGGAACGC